CCCCCGACAAAAGCGGAGATGTAATTCAGCGCGGCGCCTTTTCAGACTGGCTCAAGGCCATTGGCTCTGATTTGGTCTTGCCTATCTACTGGACACACGATCACAGCAAGCAGGTTGGCGGCAAGCTCACTGCAATGCCGATCGGCGCAACCATGCTGATCGCTCAGCGTGATGCCGGCCTGTACTTCAAGGCCCAGCTTGCCAGTTCCCCCAAGGCCGCCGCCGTTGCCGAGCTTGTGAGGCTTGGCGCAGCCACTGGATCCTCAATCGGATACAGTGTGCTTGACGGCGGTGAGAAGCGTATCAAAGGCGGTGGCCGCGCGTTGGAGCGGTTGGCCGTTGGAGAAATATCGATCACACCAACCGGCCGAGCAATGCACCCGGCCGCATTTGTGAGGCCAGCGGCGGCCGGTGAGGCGCCAGTGGCGGAAACTCAAGAAGGAGTAGCGGCATGAGCACGAAAGTTGACGGTATCAAGAGCACTGGCACGGCCGAGGATGAACTAGCCGATCGCCTTGGCGTGACTGATGCAGACTTCACACAACTCAAGAGCGTTGAGCAAGCGGTTGACGGCCTCAAGGGCAAGGTTGACGCACTTGAGGAGAAGCTTGAGAAGCTCCCACAGGACAGTCCGATCCCCGCTGAGGTGACTCAGCTCAAAGGCTCAATCGAAAAGATTGAGGGAATCCTAGGGGAGACTGACAACGCCAACTGGAGTGGCGCGCTCAAAGCGATGAACGATCGCCTTGAGGCTCTGGCCACTCAGCTGCATCCTGCAGCCACTGAGGCGGCTGAGGAGCTCAAGGGCTTTGCCGAATGCTTCCTTGACAGTGACAACCTCAAGAGCCAGCTGATTGACGATCCTCAGCTAATCAAGAAGCTTGCGCGGCTGCCAGGCCTCAACGCTGGCAAGTCGATTGAAGGCCTGCCGGCTGTCACCTTTGGCGAGCGGCTCAAGACGGTTGACACCACCGCCGTTGGCGCTGTGCGTCAGCCGACCTATCGGCCTGGCATCGTTTCCGATCCCGAGTTGCCGCGCGGCCTAGTCAACCGCATTCCTCGGATTGTGGCGCCTGGCGCGGCCAACTGGAACGTTCCGCGGGAAACGGATGACGGGATCGCGGCCTACATCACCACCAATGCCAGCGCGGCGGTTGATGGTGATCCGACTCCCAAAAGCGCTATTCCCGTTGATTCCGTGGCAGGGTTCACGGTGGGAAGCGTGGCCCGAGTGCAGACCACTGGCGGCACGTATGAGCGCACTGTCACTGAGATCGATGAGGCCAACTCTGAGCTTGACTTCGCAACCGATGACATTGACTTTGACATCGCTGAGGATGATGTGGTGACGGCCACCTTCTTCGGCTCCACTGGAGAGTTGCAGACCAAGCCTGACAGCGGCGCAGAAATCGAGTTGATCACCTGGGCATTCCAGACAATGGCTCTGATCATGCCGATGAGTCAGCAGGTGATCAACACTGTGGCAGGGATCGAGAACTGGGCGCAGAACAAGCTGCGCATGCGCACCATGCGCAACTATTCCCAGCACCTGCTTTATGGTGATCCCACCACCGGGAACCAGCTGCAGGGATTCAGCACCTATGCCAACGCTCAGACGTTCACCTGGAGCACTGATGGCACGGTGGGAGACAATCGCGCTGATGCCATCGTGCGAGCCTCCAACCTGATCACCTGGAGCGGACCTCAGATCGTGGTTCTTAGTCGTGGCGACATCACGAACATGAACCTCGAGAAGACCACCACCGAGGCCTACGTTCACAGTCAACTCTTTGGGCGCTTGCCGTTGATGAACCTCAACGGATCTTGGTTCCTTGGACCGTGGGAGCTATATGAGGATGATGCTGTCACGCCTGGTGATTTCTTTGTCATCAACCTGGCCGCGGCAAGTGAGATGGTTGACCAGGATCGCACCTCAATGACACCTGGCATGATTAACGATGACTTCGCAAAGAACATCATCCGCTGGCGGTATGAGGAAGTGGTTTTGCATGCCATCCTCTCGACCAAGGCCTACGTGGTAGGTGAGTGGGATTCCGCGCCCACCTGATAGGTGAGCGCGGCTGAGCGAATCACAACCTTGAACCCTGCCGGCTGATACCGGCAGGGAGAACGGAGTCTGAGAAAATGGCAGTGTACGTTGAACTGATGAAAGAACGGAAAGCCAACGGCAAGGTATGGCCGGCTCGCGCTGTGTGTCATGTACCCAACGCGGTTGGGCGAGCCATGCAGCGCAACGGCCTTGGCCGCATGCTCTCCAACAAGGAAGCCAAGGCGCACCTTGAGAAGGCCGCCAAGGCGAAAGCCGCCAAGGAGGCCAAGGCTCAGGCCGAGCTTGAGAAGGCCGCCAAAGAGGCAGCCAAGCCCAAGAAGTAAGCGCAAGCCCACGTGAGCACTCTTGCCGCATATCTTGACAGGACAGACCTCAGCGCACTCAAGGATTACTTGGGGATCACCACAGGTGATGAGGATGTTCAGCTCAGGCAGTGGTATGGCACTGCGATCGATTGGTGCGACAAGAAGCTCAGCCGCCGTGACTTCCTAGCGGCTGATGGGTTTGTAGATAACGCCCCACCCGATCAAGTCATCACCGCTGTCTATGAATTTGTTGCCACCATGCGCGGAACGGTTGCGCAAGTAAGGAACGCGCAAAGAAAGAACAAAACAGGCGCTAGGGAGGATGAATATTTCGGGCAAGAAGCTGGCCGTGTATTCATGGCTGGCCTTGTTGCCTGGCCAAACCTTGAGCCATGGGTTGAGCAAGGCCTAGGATTCTCAAGCGCTGGGGGCTGGTAATGGCCTCCCGATTTGTCACCATAGACCGCCGCCGCCTGGATGCGTTCCTGTCATCAGCTGATAAGCTCAGCCGCCTTGTTCTCAGGGTGGGCATCCTGTCAGGCCGCGATCGGTATCCACGCAAGCGCAGGCACGATCCAGCTGACACCAAGCGCCTGGAGCGTCTCAGTGAGCGCGGCGGCGCTCAGACGCGGCTGGGGGCAATCCGCATGCTCAACAAGCAACTCAAGGAGCTTGGCCGCCTCCAGGGAGCACGCAAGCAACGCCAGGCAGAGAGAGAAATCAGACGCGCTCTGAAGGCTCAAGGCCTCTCAAGCAAAGGCTTGGTGAGGCGCGGCAAGCGCGGTACTGCGGTTGCTCGCGTTGCTGGAGTGCATCAGGCTGGCACCTCCTATCATACCGTAGCCATCGATCGGCGGCGGCCGTCATTCCGGAGAGAGCTTGATCAGGTTCAGAAGGCAATGCTTGCCGGCAAGAATGTGGCGCCGCTGATCATCTCCATGGGAGAGCGGTTTACTAAGGCAGTCAAGGCTCAAGTCAAAACAGAGGATCTCTGGGAGACCGGCCGGCTCTTTGCAACGATTGACTTTGAGATTGTTGATCGCGTTGCCACTGAGTTCAGGAGGCGTGTTTCTCGCCAGCGCCGCGCCGCTCGGAGAGGCCGACGCAGGAGGCGCCGCTAATGGGTCGCCCAAACGATGAGATCCCCATGGTTGCCTACCGCAGGCCAGGACAGTGGGTGAATGGTGACTGGAACACTCTTCCTGGTGTAACAGTGATCAACTTTGTCGGCGGCCGGCCTCAGCCGGCTGGGCCTGAGCTTGTGGAGATGCTCCCAGAAGGAGCGCGATCAACCGCTCGCTTTGTCTTTTGGGTGCAGGATGATCAGCCAACGCTCCAGACGATCGATGATGATGGCACTGAGGCCGCTGACTACATTGAATGGCGCGGCTCTTATCATGTCCTGGTCTCGCTGGAGGACTGGAGCAATTTACCGCTTGGCCATCATGCCTATGCAATGATCGCGGTTGCACCTGATGAGGAGCTCCCATGAGCCTCAGCGCAACCAGTCCACAAGAGACGATCCGGGCCTGGATTGAGTTTGTCCTAGGCATCCCCGTGATCAATGCCGAGCAAGACGATCCCACCGCGCCGCGCCGCCTCAAGGAGGCTGAGGTTGACACCTATGCCGCGCTTGAGATTGCCTCTGATGACTCCACAAGCTCAACCAACTATGAGCACACTGGAGCAGATGAGATCAACACAGTGGCTGAGGAGGAAATCCTCGGCAGTGTGACACCTGCCAGTGAGATTGAGGTGGCCAGCGTCTTTGGCTTTGACCTAGACACGATCGCACGGTTTGAGACAGCTGGAGGCAACTATGAGCGCGCGGTGGTGAGCGTTGATGCCGTCAACAAGCTCCTGCAGTTTGCGACCGATGCGCTTGACTTTGACATCGCTCTACTTGATACGGTCTTTGCCCAAGATACCGTTGAATACACAGATTCTCTGATCAGGCGTGGTGACATGCCTATTGAGTTTTATGGTCAGAACGCCTGGGGATATGCCCGCGCTTTGCAGCTGGCCATTGGCGGGCCAAGCTATTTGAACACTTTCTCAAACCTCAATATCGCCTTGGCGGTAAGAGGAGAAATCACCGATGAGCCAGTGCTGCGCTCTGCCACTCGTGAGACTGGCGCCAGCATGATGCTTGGCTTTGAATGGACTGACAGCGCAGCTGGCGCTATTGGAGCGGCCGCAGAAGTCGAAATTGACGCAACGGCTATGGAGGAATCACCATGACTTGGAACAACAACGTGATCGTGGTCATCATTGATGATGCCCTTCCGGTTGAGGCGCTGAGCTTTGGCGTTCCTCTTCACCTCACTGAGGATGTCACCTTTACAGAGCGTACCAGAGTATACGACTCGGCCACCGCCGCTGAGCAAGACTCAACGGTTGGAGCCACCGCGCTTGCTGCAGTGCAAGCACACTTTGATCAGCGGCTGCACTCTCCCACGATCAAGCTCGGCCGCCGTGAGGCTGATGTGGCTCAGGTTGGCACTTGGACGATCACAGGAACGCCAGCCGAGAATGATCAATTTGAGATCACCATCAACGGCATTGACGGAAACTACACTGCAGGAGCCGCAGAAGATGCCACCGCCGTTGCTGGCGCGCTGAGAACTGCACTGACCACCGCCGTTGCCGGTGAGGATGTCACAGTGGGTGGCACTGGTACTGACATCACTGTCACCGCTGACAACGCTGGCGAGCCGTTCACCTACTCCAGCACCTACACTCCCATCAGTCCCCCTGGCGCCTCTGGCATCACTGAGGTGCTCACCACCGCCAACGTCAATGCGGCCACTGAACTGGCTGAAATTGTGGCTAAGGACAATGCCTTCTACGGCATCACTATGGCCGCGCGAGATGACACTGACATCCTGTATGTTGCGGCCTGGGTTGAGTCTCAGACCAAGATCTTTATGGCCCAAAGCTCAACGGCGGCCGTGCTCACTGCCACCGCTGGCAACGTGCTTGAAACGCTCATGGCCAACAACTATGGCCGCACTGCCTATTGTTGGCACCACGATGACAGCGAGTACCTTGACGTTGCATGGATGGGCTTCGCGCTCCAGTGTCCGCTTGACACAAAGAGCACGATTTGGGCTTACAAGCAGCTTGTTGGCGTGACTCTCAAGGATCCTGCCATCACGCCAACCGAGCAACAGAACGTGGCCGATGATGATAACTCGGCATACGGGAACCTGTACCTTGATTTCGGCGGCAATGGCGCAACCGGAATGGGGCGCACTGTTGATGGCCAGCCGATCGATCGGCGCACAACCAAGGACTGGTGGGAGGCTCGCTTGCGTGAGGAGATGATCCAGATCCTCCTGGATGCCTCCAACCGCAATGAGAAGATCCGAGACACTGACAAAGGCCTTGACGTTTTCCGCGTTGGAGCTGATGCAGTGAACGGCCGCGGTGTCTCTGCTGAGCACTTCGCTGAGGTGCCTGCCCCCACTGCCACAGTCACGCCAGTTGCCAACGTGCCGACTGACGATCGCAACAAGCGCAAGGTGCTTCTGAGCCTGGCGGCCTACTGGGCCGACGGCGCTGAGCGAGTCGAAATCCAAGCGAGCATCACAAGCCGTCAGATCGTCTCGGCCTGATCCGCTGAATTGGCGGCATGAGCCGCTTGAGCCGGCCGCGGCCGGCAGGAGGTTAGAAAAATGAGTCAGGTTTTCATGCGGCCTTTTGACCTGCAGTTCTGCGCCATCACGCTCTCAAGCCTGAGCCTCAAGGGGTTTGCGGCTGGGGATGCAATGGTAGCTGAGTTCCCTGGCGATGACTTCGAATTTGAGCAAGGATCTGACGGTGAGATCCTCTGGATTCGCAAGCACAACGCGGTTTGCAACATCACGATCAGGCTGGCTCAGGGCAACCCTCAGATTTCTCAGGTTGCCGCTCTCCATGAGACCAGCCTGGCTGGCGGAGGTATCCCGTATCCGTTTGGCGCCTTCTACATCAAAGGGGATGAGATCATCTCTGGCTCGGCCATGATTCTCAACCGCATGCCGATCCGCTGGTCTGACTCGGCACAGCCGAAAGAGATTAAGCTTGGTGTTGGCGTTACCAGCTGGCAGGGTGGAACCGTTCTGCAGGCCCAATAAGGATCACCATGTGCGAAATCCGATTCACTCTCTCTGATGCTTGGGGGCAGGAGCACGAATACATCACAGAGGAGTTTTCCGTTGATGAAACGGCAGACTTGCATCCCGAGGTGATGCCGATCCTTGCTGGGCCAGTGGTTGAAATCTTTGGAGCAATGATGAGCGGCGCCAAGCCAGAGGAAAAAGAAGGTGAGAGCGCCGCGGCTGGCGGCGGCCTGGCGGCCGCGCTCAACGCTCCAGGGGGGCTCTTGGCCGCGCTGGCGCGCGTGGACTGGTCTCAGGTGTCAGGCGCTGTGTTGCTCCTGCCAAAGCTCATCAAGGAGGCTGCACCCCATGGCAAGGCCTCATTGCTCTATGCTCGCATCCTGGCCAAGACAAGCCGTGTTACCTCTCAGCCAACTGCCGAAGGTGAAAGCGGCGGTGAGGTTGACGTTCCGTTCTCGCTGGCCATTGCTCCAAACCGCGATCACGTGTATGGCGGCGGCAACATCATTGAGCTTTACAAGGCTGTTTTGTGCGTGCTCTTTGCTCACTTTGGCCCTTTTGGCCGGAGCGGATTGCCGCTCTCGAAGGAGCTATCAGGAGCGCTGATGAGCTTGCTTCCGATTCAGCCGAACAATCAGAGCGAGACAGCGGCGCAGAGTGGCGCTGGGAGCTCAGGCAGCGCAAAGCCGCCGAGTTGATCACCAGCCTTGGTGACCACTGGCGCGGTGAGGAGTTTGCTCACGTGGTCACAACCTACCATCTCAATCCGGGCGAAGTAGCCCGCACCTGGTCATACTCTGAGGTGTTCGAGGCCTACTATCTTCTGCGCCTCAGAGACCTCAGGAACCCAAAGGGGCTTGTCTGATGGCATTCCAAGAAGTGCTCACCGCGTTTGGTTTCGAAATCGACAAGGCCAAGCTTGCGGCTATTGAGAAGGGAGCGCGCCGCACTGTTCAAAACTTCTCAACGGCCGCCGCCAGTGTGCAGCGCATCAACATGGGAATGGAGAGCGCGCTTGGTTGGGCCAAGCGCATCTTCCTTGGATATGCCGGCATTCAATCGATCAGGTTCCTCACCACCGATTTTGCCGCGCTGGCTGACTCTCAGATGAAGTTCAGCCGAGCAACTGGAGTCAGTCTCGAGGTGCTCGGTGGTCTCACTCATGGGATGGAACTGAGCGGGGGCAAGGCTGAGGATGTCAACAACGCAATCCAGAAGGTGAGCAAGACAGCCCTTGAGGCCTCCCAGGGAATCAAGACATATACCCGGCTCTATGACACACTTGGCGTTGCAATCACTGGCGCAGACGGCAAGCTGAGAGGTCAAGACGCAATCCTGATGGACGTTGCCGACCGCTTTGCCGAGATGGAAGACGGTTCAAAGAAGGTTGGCCTTGCAATGCAGCTCTTTGGCCGCAAAGGCCGCACCATGATCCCACTGCTCAAAAAAGGCTCCAAGGGGATCAAGGAGATGATCGCTGAGGCCAAGAAACTGGGCCTGATCATCACGCCAGAGCAAGCCAAGACGGCCGAGCGGTTCCAAGACGGTTTGTTGAGGCTGCGCCGCGTGCTCACTGGAGTGCGCAACTCAATAGCGGTGAGAGTGCTCCCACCGCTCACCAAGATGATTGAGCGCATGGTGGCGTGGTGGAAAGAGGGCAACAACGCTGAGCGCGCAATGGTCAACCTCAAGCGCGCTGGCGCGGCTGTGACTGCCATCATGATCAGGCTTGGTGCAGTGTGGGCATTTGGCAAGATTCGGGCGTTTGCCTCAGCGCTCATCGCTGCCACCGTAGCAATGCGCCAGTTTGGAGCCTCAGCGCTCTTTGCTCAGATCAAGACAGCGCTGATCGTTGGAGCAATGACGGCGCTTGTAGTGGCAGTCATTGACCTCTATGAGACCACCCAGGGCAAGGAGACGATCACCACGCGGCTCGTGGGAGATCCAGACAAGATTGAGCAGATCAAGCAAGCTGTGCGGCGTTTCATTAGGTTCTTCACTGAGCTTTGGGAGCAAGCAAAGCCAGTTGTCTTTGAGTTCCTCAAGCAGTTTGGCCTGGCGGCCTTTGCGCTCATCAAGTCCCTTGGGCCATTGTTCAAGGAGATAGGCCTTGCAATCCTCCAGATTGCCGCCGCTCTTGGGCCTGCCTATGGCATCTTGCTCAAGGCGATCGTGCAGGTGCTTGCGGCCTTGTTCAAGGCCATCAAGCCGCTGATGCCGTTTTTGAGATCCTTCCTTGTGATGTGGGTCAAGCTCATCACAGGCCCGCTCAGGATCTTTGTTTTCATGCTGCGCATTGCCGGCCGCCTCCTTGAGATTGTGGTCAAGCTCATCACTGCCATTGCCAGAGCAACAGAGTTCCTCTGGGGACCTGGCCTCAGGTTCATCATGCGCATGCTCACTGGCATCACTAACGCGCTGGGAGCCATCGGCTCATTGATTGAGCTGGCGCTTGTTGATCCTGTCGAGGCCGCGCGCCAGGCCTGGGAGGCTCTGGCTGACTTTTTCACTGGGTTCTGGGATTCACTGAAAACAGCCGCCAAGGTTGTTGGCGCTGTGCTGGCCACTGTCTTTGGCGGCGCGGCGGCGGCTGTCAAAAAGGCCTGGGATGCTGCGCTGGGAGGCATCAAGCGCGTTGTGATGGGCCTGGTAAACACTGTGATGTTTGCAGTCAACGCGCTCAGAGCGCTGGCAGGCCAGAAGGCTGGCGGCGCTCTCAAGAAGGGTGCCAAGGCCGCAGCCAAGCGCGGCCGCGCGGCAACGTCTGATGAGGCTGTTTTGTTTCGCGCTCTTGGTGCTCCAGTGCCGGCCGCTGGCCCAACAACGCCAATCGGAGCCAGAGATCCAGCGCTCAGCGGTTCCATTGCTCCAGTACCAGCATTGGCGGCGCGCGGCGGCGCTCCGGTTGATCGGAGCCTCAATGTGCGCAATGATGTTGGAGGCATCAAGGTTGAGGTGATTTCGAATGCTGCTGATCCTGAGGCCGTTGGCAGTGCGGTTGACCGCGCGCTCACACAGAAGATTGAGCGCATATTCACCGATACCAGCCGAGACCTCAGAAAGCCCACTGGAGGCCAGACATGAGCACTGAGATTTATGAGGCTCCCTTTGACTTGTTTGCTCCGTCATACTCCTTTGATGCACTCTTGGAGCGCGGCGGCAATTTCCGCGTGACTCCCACCTCAAGGAAGATCGAAGGTGAGGGCAACATCTCAGATCACCTGGCCTCAGAGCCGTCTGGATGGACCTTGCGCGGCAAGGTGAGCGCCAATCAGCTTGACCCTAACACTCTGCAGGTTCAGCCGCTCTCGGCTCCATTCGATAAGCTTGAGGAGCTGGTCAAGAAAAAGGCGATCGTGCTTGTGCTCTCTGGTGATGCCATTGCCAGATACCTTGCGATTGTCCAGGGCAATGTCACTCAATCCAATGAGGATGGCAACGCAGTCAATGCTGACATCCAACTCCAGGAGATGCGCACAACCGCACCCAAGACGGTACAGATTCCACCTTCCCGCATGCGCCGCAAGGCCAGGCGCAAGGCCACAAAGCCAGCCAAGGGAGGCGCAGCCAAACCGCGGCCGGCATCAACCGACAACCGCGGCAATATGCTCAAGACAGGTGAGGGCCTTGCCGGCAGGAGGATCGGATAATGGCAGTCCTGGAGCTCCAGCCAATCGAGCCAGCCGAACCATATTCTAAGCTGAGATATGAAGGGGTTGAGCTTGCCGGTATTGCCTATGACTATCAGCTCAAGTGGAACGATCGCACAGAAGCATGGTATCTCTACATCCAACGCTCAGACGGTAGCACCCCACCTGTCAACGGAGTCAAGGTGGTGGTCAATTTCGCGCTTGGCCAACGCTACACAGGCCGCGGGCCAGTTGATGGCACGCTCTTGTTGATTGACCAAGGAGGCGGCAACGCAGCTGACAGGCCAACCTTTGAGGGTCTCGGCCACCGCTGGCGGCTCGGTTGGGTTGATGACTCTGAACTGACGCCCATTGACCTCACTCCTGATTATACGATCGTGATGGACTGATGATCACTGTCACCACCGCCGCAACACAGCTGGAGGAACGCAAGGTCAGGGTTGAGGTGGGTCCAGCTGGAGGCACTGGCCTGGCGTTTGAGGATGAGGATCTCATTTTCAAGGTTAAAGCAACGCGCGGCCAGAAACCCAATGAGGCTGAGGTGGCAATCTCCAACCTGTCACAAGCCACCATTGAGACATACCTGGAGGCCAACGGCATACAGGCCGCAGACCTTGTGCTCCAAGTCTATGCAGGCTCTCCAGTGCTCGGCCTGTTGTTTCGCGGCTCAGTGGCCAGACGCGGCATTGAGACTGCCTATGACATACCTGAGCGCACCACCACGATCAGAGCCGCAGACGGCCGCCGCGTCTGGCGTGACACGAGATTCTCAGCCAGCTGGCCGCCTGGCTCGGCAGTGGCCGCCGCTTTTCAGGAACTGATCAAGGCCTCCAACCTGCCGATCGGATACTCCAGCGCGTTGCCAGGTGACACCTTTGCCGGCACTTGGTCTTTTGCTGGGAGGTGGGAGCGCGCGTTGACTCAGCTGTGCGTTGCCTATGGCCTCACTTGGTGGATCGATCAGGGAGCGCTTTATCTGGTCAATTCAACCGACGATCCAAGCCGCGGCAACGCTGTTTTTGTGTCTCCAGGCACTGGCCTGATAGGGAGCCCAAAGCGCACTGACAAAGGCTGTGACTTTGAGATGCTCCTTGAGCCAAAGCTTAGGCCAGGCTGGCCAGTGGTGATCGCCAGTGACTACTTTGACGGCCTGTACCGTCCGATCAACATTGAGCACAGTGGAGCCACAGAGGCGCGCTCTTGGGTGTCTCGCGTCCAAACAGAGCTCGTGAAATGATTTCACAGAATCTCACTCAACTATTCCTGCAGGCCTTTGAGCGCCTCCTTGAGGATGTCAACGGGCCAATGGTTGGACTGGTCAAGCAGTATGAGGCAACCCCGCACCCTTGGGTGAATGTGCAGCCGCTGATCCAGCTTGACTTTGATGGAGAGCCCACAGAGGCCTCACAGCTGCAGAAGGTGCCAGTGAGCTGGCCAGGTGATGCCACCTACCGGATCACGTGGCCGCTCACTGCAAACGCTTCATACGTCAAGCTCTTGCCGCTTGGTGGTGATCATTCGGCATGGCTCGCCAGTGGCGTTGAGGGTCAGGCGGCGCCAAGCGCCAGGCGCTTTGACCTCTCAGACATTGTGGCCGAGCCGATCCCACCTTGGAGCCGCGCTCATCCAGTGCCTGCCAACTCAGTGGCCGCCGATGGCATGGTGGTCTTTGCCCCCAAGATTTACCTCGGTGGGGCTGATGCCAGCAAGGCCGTTGGCCTGCATGGTGATGGAGTCAACAAAGACGCCAGCGCGCCAGCCGCTGACTTTGCCAGCTGGATGACAAGTGTTGAGGCTGTTGCTCAAGCTGGCGGTGGTGTGGTGGCGCCAGCCGCCTCAACAATCACCCAAATCGGTACACTCAACGCGCCAAGCACGGTGCTTAAAGGCAAGTGATATGGTTGATTTTGCAATCGATCCTGAGACTGGAGACCATTACATTGAAGGAGGCCAGATCGCTGAGGTCTCCGATCCCATTGAGGAGAGCAAGCAGAGGATCTCAACCGCTTGCCAGACTCACCGCGGTGAGTGGCTCTATGACAATGAACATGGCTTGCCATTCCGTGAGGAGATTCTTGTCAAGAATCCGAACCTTTCGGCTATTTCCAGCCGCGTCAGAGCGTTCATCCTCAGCCTTGAAGGTGTGATCGGTGTCACTGAGTGTACTGTCACCTTCAATGCTCCTGCCAGGAAGCTCACAATCCGTGTCAATGCTGAGGTGCCTGAAGGCATCACAGGCCCATTCCTGATCACTGTAGGCCTGGCACCCTAACTTTTAATCGTGCTCAAGCTATGCTCTGAGCATGCCTTTGACTCTCCCAGTGTTTGATGGTGATGGGCTAACCATCCTCACCGCTGATGAAATCCGCGAGAATCTACGCTACAGAACCACAAACGCATCAGACCTTGGCCCGGACGTTTCAACCGGCCTTGACAGTGCCTATGGCATCCTTCTTGATGTCACCGCAACCGAGTTGGCCGAGTTGTATGAACTGGCTCAGGCCGTCTATGATGCGTTTGACTATGACAACGCAGAAGGGGTTGAGCTTGACAACCTTGGCGCCTTGCGCGGCGCGGTGAGAAATCCGGCTCAGTTCTCGGTTGCTCCAGCCCAACTGTCAGGCACTCCCACCACTCCGATCCCAGCTGGCAAAAAGGTGGCCATTCCCAATGGTGGTGAGCAGTGGGAGACAGTTGAGGCGGTGGTCATTGGCGGCGGCGGCACTGTGGATACTTCAGTTAGAGCCATCAACTCAGGACCCATCACCGCTGAGACTGGAGCAATCAGCGAGATCATTGATGGTGTCAGCGGTTGGACTGGCGTTGTTAGCACAGCTCCTGCCGAGCCTGGCGATGATGTGGAGAGCGATCCTGACTACAAATTGAGAGCTGACAGCGTTGTCACTGGATCCACAACAGAGCAAGCGATTTTTACCAGGCTCAGTGAGCTTGACTACATTGACGCGGCGGTTGTGGTCTCCAACCGCACTGACAGCGTTGACTCATATGGCACCGACCCTCACACGCTCTGGATCATCCTGTCACCTGTCATCACCGATCCTGATCAGCTGCAGGAGATTGCTGAGACCATATGGGGCTCGGCCGGCACTCCCCCAGGGATCGGCATGCGCGGCGCTGTCACTGGCACTGTCACCGATATCAATGATTATGAGCAAACAGTGGCATGGGATTGGCGCGCCGTCTTGGATGTCTACAGCCGAGTTGACTACAAGAAGGATTCGAGCTTCCCAGCTGATGGTGAGACGCTGATCCGGACTGCGCTCCTTGCTTGGGGTAGCACGCTGCAGGTTGCTCAAGACCTCAATCCGGCATCATCTGACGCGGCCATTTTTGCGGCTGTGCCTGGTATCACCTGGGTTGCATGCTCATTTAGGGAAGGTGCTACGCCGACATATCCAACATACAACACGCCTTTGGTTGTTGAGATCAATGAGCTTGGCGTGTTGAATGACGGCCAGATCACGATCAATGAGGTCACCTGATGCCCGTTGACTCCCTTGATCATACCGTTGAGATGGACACCTACGATCGCGCTCAGTGGAAAAAAAAGCCAGTCCGGGCGGCAATGCGCAAGGTGATTGGTGATGAGTTGAACCTGGCAGAAGGCTTGCTCCAGGACGTTCTCAACAACAGTTCTCTTGATGCTGCAGAAGGAGACCTCCTCAACAAGTATGGCCGCCTGGCGCGCGTTGACAGGCTCGGCCGCACTGATGATGAATACCGCCGCGTGATTCGGATCGCCATGCGAGCCAATGACTCTGAAGGTGGGATCGACGATGTGCTATTTGTGGCCAGCGGCTTAGTTGGCGAGCCATGCCGCTATCAGTGGCTGAGTCCTGGGAACTATCAGCTGACCTATGAGACCAGCACCTCACTTGATCAAGTGTTCCTTGATGAGGCGCTGGAGTTGATCACAAGGGCCAACCCCCCTGGCGTCAGCTGGATTCTCATTGAGGTCAGTGACATCGGAGAGGGCAAAGACTTTGACGGTGGGCCTGATGGCCAAGGCTTTGAGGATTACCGCTTTGCAAGGATCATAGGTGGCAGCAATGTCTGAGCAACCCAGCGAGCGGCCGAGCACTGATCTGAATTGGTGTGAAGGAGGAACGCCAAACCAAGTAACAGAGCCGAGCGCCAAACGCGCGGCTGGCTGGTATGAAGGCTCAGCGCCTGGCGCTGGAGACGCTGATAAGCATCCGGCAGGCTTTGAGAATTGGCTCAACAGAGAGCATGGCCGGCACTTTGATCACCTGGAGGCCATTAGCCCGCGTCAGTTTGAGGATCTTGTTGATCTCTGGGATGTCACTGAGGTGCCAGCGGTTGGCGATCTTGTGCGCATTGTGCCGCCGTCAGGCACGTTGCGCGGCCGAGTTGCGCCATATTGGTCTCAGACCACAACGGCAACAGGCGGTGGAATCATTGGCACACCATGCACAGACAATGAGCGGATTTACTATCGCTCAGGCACTCTCACTCAGAGTGTTGTTGCTGCCAGTCTTGCTGATGGCTCTGAGCTTTGGGAGCAAACGCCAGGCAACACAATCAGAGGCCTTTGCTGTGATGGGGCATACATTTATTGGTCACGTCAATCAGTGTCTGGCCTTGAGCAAAGAGTGAAATCAACAGGAGCCTCAAGCGCCAGCGGCGGCACGACTGCAGGAGCTGACGCGCTGGCATCAAATGGTGCCTATGTTGTTGGAGTTGAGGGATCAGGCGGCGGCGGCGCTGGCGTTGTCACCTTCTGGCAAGTCAGCGCAGCCTCAGTGACTCAAACCGGTACCGTTTCAACTGGCTCGGCTGCGCTGGCTGCCTCAGCGATCGATGATGTGCAGTGCTACGTTGGAGGCACTCGCTCAGGAACCACAGATCTCTGGGCATACACTCTCAGCACAAGAGCCAGCGCTTGGACTGCTCAATTGAGCACTGCGGCGGCCCCCACCGTCAACTCAATCTGCACTGATGGTGATGTGGTCTACGTTGGCACTGACCGCGTTGCCACCGCCTCAGGCTTTGCCAATGTCTTTGCGGTTGAGCGGCTCACAGGCCGCGTGATGTGGGAGCTTGACGTAGGAGCAACCGTTAACGTTGACCACGTTGAGGTTGATGATCGGTATCTCTATGTGGTCACTGATGCCTTTGGCCTGTTTGTCTTCAAGCTGCGCCATGCGGCACCTATCCCACCGCTGATCCTCACCGGGCCTGGCACCTGGAATGACATTTGCGTTGATGGGATCAGCGTGATTGGCGGTGATGGATCGTCACCCAATGAAGACTTGCGCCGCGCTTGGATCGGCGGCGCCTCACGTCTTTTCCAAAGGGTTGCCGGCAATGATGTTGAGCGGCGGCCGTTTTTTACTCAAAACATCCCAATTGATGGGAGGGTCTGATCATGTCCATTGCAACACCAATCACCATTCTGGCCACTCCCACCGCCATTCTGAGCGGCAGTTCTCAGGCAACCGGCCGGCCGCCGCTTTTGCTCAATCTCTCCGATGAGACGATCACGCTGACTTGGCAGCCGTCCGGAGATACGTTTGACCTTGGGCCAGGCGAGTTGATTGAGGTGCCATCTCAAGCCCAAGTCACTGGCACCTCATCCAGTGGCACCGCTCAACTCCAGGTACTCAGGAGCCTCAGGCCGCTTGCCGCTGGAGGTGCTCTCAAGGCAAGCTTTGATGAGTCAACTGGCTCTCTCCAGGTTACCAGGCTCAATCCTGAATGGGGGCATACTGGCCCGTTGCAGTATTCTGACTCAGCCTTGGGTGATGGCACCTACTATGAATACTTTGACCTTGAGGGATACGACCGGTTTTCGGTTGGCGTTGAGGATACGCCAGGCGTTGCCGGCACAAACACGTATACCGTTGAGGCCGCCGCCAAGAATGATGGCACCCAGCAAGAGTCAAGCACGTATTTTGACGTGACTCAGACGCTCTTTGGTGTTGCCAACCTGACAACCTCTGGTCTTTTTCCCTGTACTGTCTCGGTTGCCTTCAAGCACGTGAGAGTCAAGGTTGTGCGCTCTGCTGATGGAGGCAACACTGACGGCGCATACCTCCTTGACATCCAAAGGAGCTGAGCACCATGAGCCGCAAGCCAAGGCCAGCACACTGGCCCACCATCATAGACAGCCTCACCGGGGCAAACGTGATGGTTAGCTATGCTCACTATGAGATACATAGTGGGTGTAGCTTTGTTCTAGGCGCCACATCAACGCCAGCTTCTGGCGCAGCATTGGTGCTTGCCTTCAAGGTTGGCATCGAGCCTGCTCATATGTTTGCCCGTTGGGCATCAGAGGCACAAGCAACATTTGAGGTGCTTGAGGGTGTATTGTGGACAACCAACACCGGATCTCTAGTGCCGATCTATTGCCGCAATCGACAGAACCAAGGAACGCCAGGACTAGAAGAAGACAAGACGGCAACGCCAGCATTCACTGCAACAGGCAACGCACTTAAAGATCCATCTGGATTGAGTGGTGGTATTGTGCTCAACACTCAGACAACTTGGGCCAACAAGTTGACTGAAGGAGGCGGCGAGAGAGGGATCCACGAATTTATACTGAACCCAGGCGAGGCCTACGCATATAGAGTGACAAACAATGACACTTCATCAAGAGGTGTTGAGCTTGAGCTTGATTTTTATGAGGCATCATGAGCAAATATGAGGACATTGCCCCGAACGTATCCAAGGTGATTGATCAGGCCTCTTTCACGGCCGATTTCCCACCGCCGCCTGAGCCAGAGCCTGAGCCTCCAGCGCCAGCGGCCGCGCTAGCACTGCAGCTGTATCAGCGCATCAGGGATGGCATCAAAGAACGCTCTGTGCCTCACTTTGAGATTGCCAGAGATCTTGGCATTCCTGTCAGGTGGGTGCGTGTTTTCCACAGGGAGATTCAGCGCGCGTTGGCTCTCTTGGAGGCCAGTCGTGAGCAGTGATCTCCCCATCACTGCTCAGCCAGTGCTTGACCTGCGTTTCTTCCTGCGAACTTTGCGTGACTATTCTGGCAATGGGAATCACGCCAGTGTTGCCGGCTCTCGGCCATACTGGCAAAGCATTGGCCAAGTGGATGCGCTCGGGTTCCTGGCAACTGGCCGGCTGACCGTTGCCGACTCGCCTGAGCTTCAAGGGACATCAGGCACGGTGCTTCTTGCTGGCCAGTGGCTCAAGAATGCCGTTGATGCAATCATGTTTTCAAAGCGTGATGCTGGCGGCACTCAGTTTGAACTGGGCACTAGTTCCATTGCCGGATCGCTCAGCCTCTATGATGGCTCAGCCGTCAGAACAGCCGCGATTGACTACCCAGGCGCCAGGACACTGGCAATCACCTGGAACAGTGGGGAGGCTGCCAAGGCCTACAAAGACGGATCCTTTGTGGCTGACTTCTCTGGAGTCTCAACAATCACTGTCAATGATGCGCCGCTCATCGTCGGTAATTTCTATGACGGTTCGCTCCCCCATCCTAATCAGGTTTCATGGGTTTGCTTTTTTCCAGAGGTGCTGAGCGCTGATGAGTTGGCGGCGCTCCATGCGTGGTGGCTCAACAAGCACACAGCCGATCTGAGATGGCCAGGGATGGGTTATCGCTATCCGCGCGGCCGGATCAATATCGTTGCTGATGGAGACATGGAGGCAGAAGGTGTTTCTTCGTGGGCTGCACTTGGCGGCGCGCTTCTGACAAAGAGCACTTCCAATCCATATCAGGGAGCTCAGTCGTTACAGGTAGAAAAAACCACCGCATCAAATCCGTATGCACGTCAAACATGCCTCACCCTGGGGAAGCGTTATGACATCACGGGGAGAGCATGGAGCGATGGCAATGCCACCCCATATCTATATTGCGGAGGTGCAAGCGCTGATTGGATCGGCACCACCGATCCAGGATGGCAAGTGATTTCCATTGAAAACGTCAAGGCCGATGGCGCGTTCCTTGCTCTACAAGCTGTTGGCGGCGCGGTCGGATCATACTGCCGATTTGATGACATCATCATCTCAGAGATCAACGCACCATATGAGCCAGAGGCTCCAGAGCCACTCTTTGTTGACAACCTCCAGACAGCGCGGCCTAGCATTGCCAATGAAGGTGGCTCGCGCGGCCAGGCACTGGCAGCAACAGACTACTTGACCAGCGATTCAACAGGCCGCTGGAGTCTTGATGAGGAGAGCAACGGCCGCCGCGTCTTGCGCTCTACACTAACCAGCAACATTCACCGCCGCTCTCTTGTGGCGCTTGATGCAACTTGGATCGCTCAACTCAAAAAATCCGGAGACAGTAGCACTGTCTACTGGATGCCCATCGCGACGATCCCAGGCTCATACATTGAGAGCGGCCAAGATGGCTATCTTGTCATTCTGAATAGTTCTGAACAGATTGTGCTTTACCGCGTGACCAATGGCGGCCTTGCTACTCTCTATACCTCTCCAACGGCATACATTGATCCGACCGGTGAATATGAAATCAAGCTACAGCGCAGTGCTGCCGGTGTTTTCTCTTTGTGGATTCGCGGCGGTTCGTTTGCCGCCTGGACACTTGCAGAGGTGCTCACTGGAGCAAACCCAGTGACTGATGCTGTTCATCAGACCTCAAAATACTCAACATTCACGATCCAGACCTCAGGCCATCTGGCCGCCGATCGTGTGTTCGAAGGCCTTGTGTAGGAGAAAGGATTCTCATGCCTGGATTACCCAAGACTCGTGATGGTTGTGCCGCTCTCGTGGTGGCCATGGCGCTGGCTGGCCTTGGCGCATGGCAGGCCACTGGCGGCAATTGGACTGCAACAGTTATTGCAGTGCTTGGAGTGCTCGGCACTTCGCTTGGAGTGGCCGTCAAGCTTGGCCCACGTGGGCCAGCTGCCTTGCTCGCGCTCATGATGCTCTCCAGCCTGGCGGCTTGCGGCTCTCCATATGCCACCGCCAAGCGCTCAACCTTTGCAGTCATGCAGGCCACTCAGACGGCCGGAGATGGCCTGGGGGGCCTGGCCAAGGTGGGCCATGAGAAGTGCTTGGCCAAGCACGGCCGGCTGAATGAGGCTTACAAGTCATGCGTTAGCCCGTGGCTCGGCCGCCTGAGCGCCTGGCAGACCTATGGCAGGCCAACGGCAAGAACAAAGGTTGCGGCTCTCTATGGCGCGGTGAGGCTCGCTGATGCTGCAGGAGGCAAAGGCAAAAAGCTTGACTGGATGGCTCTGTTCAAGGCTGCAGGCTGCGTAGTGGTGCGCAGTCTCAAAGAGTGGGGGCACCTCCTGCCGGATCAGGCCGCTGGCGTGCTCCAGTTGCTCACAGGCGTTGAGCCTATGGCATGCGCTCCAGCTCCAGCAAAGGCGCTCACCGCCAAGCCTGGCGCTGGCGGCCTCACCAAATCAGCAGGAGTTGTGCCAGCGGTTGCCGCTGGTCTCGGCATTGCCCTTGAGGTGCTGGCCTGGATTCGCAAGACGCTGGCCGATCCAGCTGATGAACTATTCAAGGCCGTTGATGAGTGGCTCAAGAAGACTCCCAAAGACACAACGGATGAGGCACTCAAGCTCATCAATGACAACCTCCCACGGCCGCCGCGTGATGTGCCAGCGCGGCCGTGAAATCTGCAGCCGGATCGCCTTGACGGCGGCGGCGCTTGGGATCGTGGTGGTGATCGGTCTGACTTACTGGCTCCCAGGAGCCCCCAGCTTAGAAGGAGAGCTCCATGAGTGATGCCATGATCCTTGGATTGATGACCCTTGGCTTTTCCGTGATCTCTGTCACTGTGGCCGCAACGTGGTATCTTGGCCGAGCCATCGGCAAGGCCTACGGTCATGCTGAGTTGCAGGTCAAAGAGCACACAAAGCGTTGTCGCCACTATGCTCCAGGCCCGGATTACGGCCATGGGTTGGCCAAGAAGGAGACACCATGAGCAACGAAGACAAAACAGAGCCGGCAGAGCCGGCCGCCAGCGAAGCACCAAAGGCGCCAGCCACAAAGACGCGCAAGCGAAAGAAGACCAAAGGGCCAGCGCTGCAGGTTGTGCCAATGCGCCGCGGCCTTGCTTGCGATTCTGCCACCGCTCCAACGCGAAAACAGGCTGAGGCCGTCTATGATGCAGGGTTCCGCACCTGGTTTCGGTACGTTGATCGCGTGCTCGCGGATCCGGACAAAGACAAGCGATGGCCTATCAACCTGACGCGGCCAGAGCTGGCGATGCTTCTTGATGTCGGCTTTGATGTTGGGTTGGTTCAATACTACTCAACCGGATACGAGTCTCAGGAGCGCGGCGCGCGGCTCTGTGGCGCCTATGGTGAGCAACTCGGCTCCATTGCCTCAGCCAACGCCAGGCGGCTTGGAGTGCCTCAAGGCGTGACGATCTTCTGTGATGCTGAGGACTGGATCAGGCTGCCAAGCAAGCTGCATGGTTTCCAGTATCTCAACCGCTGGAGCGCGGCAAACGTTGCCGCTGGCGATGAGCCAGGCCTGTACTACGGTGCGAACATGGGCAATGAGCGCGCTGAATTCTTCACAGGCGCTGACCTCTATGGGTTGCCTCGGTTCCGGGCCTACTGGAAGTCAATGGGGTATTGCCCACACATGCCGCGCCGCGGGCCAACCATGGTTCAAGCGCCGCCAGTCAAGGTTGCTGGTCTGGAGCTTGACCCGAACGTCATCACGCTTGACGGCAAGTGGCTTAGCAGTCGTTATCGGTTCAAGGTCATTCGGGCCGCTTGACATCCTCTCCAGTTTTCCTGATACTCAACCTCACCTGCTTTCTCTTGCCGCCTGGTCAGCGGCGCCCCAGTGCCTGCCCCCCAGGTTGATACCTGGGGGGCTTTTTTACATCAAGGAGCCCAACCATGATCCCACTGATAATCACCACGCTGAGCGTGCTCTCTGGAGCAACGCAGGCCGATCGGCTGGCGGCCTATATATCCAAGCGCCAACCGCTGGCGCGCTCCTACGCGCGCCTCCTTGCCTCTCAGACGATCGCGGCCGGCAAGCGGCACAGTATCAAGCCTGCAACCTTGCTGGCTGTGGCCTGGGTTGAGAGTCGTTTCAAGCGTTGCGCAAAAGGCAAGGCTGGAGAGTATGGCCTTTGGCAACTAAGGCCGCGTGATGCTCGCATGGCGCGCGGCTGGGCATGGCTGCAGCGCTCAGGCCTTGTGCCTGGGTTCCCAGTGTCTCCCTGGCGCCAGCTCTCCCTGAGGGTCAAGCGGCGCGCGCTCCATGACATCAAGGTCTCAGCCGAGTTGGCCGCAACCGAGTTGGCGGCCGTCAGAGCATGGTGCCGCCGCGCTGGCCATCGCATTGGCCGCGGCGCGCGGCGGTGGGTCAAAGGCGCTGATGGAGTCAACAGGCTCACAGCGCGGCGCCATGGCCATTGGATCGATCGGTTTGGCCATCACCAAACAGGCGGCCGCTGGCCACGCGGATACTATGTAAGAGGATTGCGGCGCGAGTATAGCCGCATCAGACGCGCTATACAGTGACAAGCCGACTCGGCTCGGCCGGACCGTCAGCTATTTCAGATTCACCCAGCATCTTGACAGCCACTCGCGCCTCAGCGATTGCGTCAGCCAGCTGCCTTGATGCCTCAGCGCTGTCATCTCCATCAGTGATGGCTTCTGATGCCTTCACGAGCCGCTTGTGCAGGTCAAATACCTTGGCATGCAGAGCTTGGAGCATCTGATCGTGAGCGTTCACAGCGTTCACAAGCTGCTGAATAGTTCCCATCATCTCCTGCATCACCTGCACTGATACCAGTTGATCCTTGTCAATCATCATGCCTGACTCCCTTTTGCCCACGATCCAACGATCGTGCTGATGGTGTCCTGGAGGCGGTTTTCAGCGCGCTCCAACTGATGCCTTGCCTCCCTGCCGAGTTGCTCATAGTTCTGCCTCTCTGTCTGAATGCCGCGCCTCAGTTCTGCTATCTCCTCATCCTTCTCAGCGAGCAATGAGAGCAACCCTTCAGTGGTCACGCTCCAGCGCTCACCTTGACTGGCATCAGACAGCGTGTTACCTTGCTCTGCATCGGGTTCTGGATCGGCTTGGCCTTCTTTGTCTCTTGTCACCGCAGCGGCCGCTTTGGCGGCCGTTGCGGTTTTTGGGCTCCAGTCATCGGCATCAAGAAGCGCCAAGCCATACCCAATGGCCAGCGGCTCAAGCGTCAGAAATGCCACTCCATGCAGCGTGACAAGCCCCTTCTGCGCCAGCGTTCCGCAGACATCGGTTCTGAGCGTTCTGTCTCCGTCTTGCTCGCCAAACGTCAGGCCGGTCTTTGAGCTTCGCTCAAACAGATCATCCAGGCTGGCCACTCTCCTCAAATACCTGGTCACTCTCACCACGAGCCGCTTGGTGAGCTTCTTGATTGCAGCTTGCTCACCTTTGCTGAGCTTGATCATTCTCTGCCTCCTTTTGTTTCGGTCTTGCCTCCATATGGCAGCCAGCGCAAACCCACCGCCGCCGCCAAAGCGAGCCGCGGCGCCTCATCATGATCCCGCACTTTGGGCATTTGGGTGGATGCGCTGCAACGGCCGCCGCTTTGCGCCGCCGCAATCGTCTTGATGTCCTGCTCACTGCGTTGCCTCCTTGGCTGCACACTGCAGCAAAAGTGACGGCGCAGCCGTTGGTTGAACACACTCAGAAATCATTCAGTTGATCGCGCCGTCAATCCAAAGCTACCATAGACCGCGCTAGCATCAAAATAAAAACACTAGACAGCGGTTCTTTTTCTTGCAATCCGTCCTGGCTGCTGATAGCGTTCTCTCTCGGGACGGTGCGACCCACTACAACATCAGAAACCGGCATGAGCCGGATCAACTGTCGCCCACCCACCTCAGGCCGCAAGGTGCGTCAG